CTGAAGCAACCACAACGACATTATCGCCAAACTTCTTATTAAGAAGGGCCATGACTTTTCTTGCTTCTTCATTCATTAATTCACTCTTCCAATAATGTTTTGTGGGTTGTAGTTATTTGTTGTGTCGTTTCCTCGTGCTGCCTTAGCAGAGCCTTCAATGTGTGCTCCTGCTAGTGATCCGTACTTACTGCCTGATTGTTCTACTGGGTAACCACAGTCCATGCATCGTGCTTTAGCACCTTGAACTGACATGTACTTATCAGATCCACAATCTGGGCATGATCCAGTTTGTGTTGAACTTGGGAGTCTAAGAACTGGTTGCTGTGCGGGCTGTGGCATCTGCTGCATCGGCATCTGTGATGGTGCTACTGGCATGTTTGTTGGACGAGCCTGTTGTGCAGGCTGCTGTATCTGCGTGCCTAACTTCTTAGCCCAAAAATCACTCATCTGCGCTTTCCCAACGCTGCTCGCAACGAGTACATAGAACAGTAAATCGTGTTGGGTCCCATGTAATTGAGTACATCTTATGGCCAAACAACATACAGATTGTTTTCATTTTGCTTCTCCCCATTTGTCTACTACTTTTACATCTGCAATAAGAGGAACTGTAATCTGTGGGAAAGAAATTCCCTCCATAGACACGCGGATTGCCTCCGCTACCTCATCAGCAAGATGTTCTGGCGTAACAGTAACCAGTTCATCATGCACAGTCAAGAGGACATTTACCTCTGGTTCGTCAACAAAACAAGAATGTGCCCGAACAATGGCTAATTTCATGATATCTGCAGCAGATCCTTGAATTACGGTGTTAAATGCCTGTCTTTCTGCCCGTGCTCTTAACCCTTTCTCATTGCTACGTAACTCTGGAAGATAACGACGTCTTCCTAATAGAGTTTCTACATATGGGGTTGGGCGTTTATTTTCTGCGAGTCGAACCACTTTGGCCTTGTACTTAGCGATGTCGTGGAATCGTCCTGTAAAGTCCTCAAGAAGGTCTTTGGCTTCTTTTAATGATAGGCCTAGTTGTTCTGCAATCTTGTCTGGGCCTACGCCGTAAGACATTGCCAACACCAAGACCTTACCTGCTTTACGGTTAAGTCCTACCGTGTCACCAATTGTGGTGTACACATCCCCATTCTCTAGGTAGTTCTTCATAAGAATTGGATCATTGGAAAAGGCTGCGATGATGCGTGGTTCGATCTGAGAGTAGTCAGCAACAACTAACTTGTAACCTTCAGGTGCAATAAACAAGTTGCGAATTAACTTGCCGTATTCACCACCGCTAGGAATGTTTTGCAAGTTAGGTTCTGAAGAAGAGAATCGACCAGTCTCAGCACCATGCGCTTTGAAGTTGGTGTGAACTTTACCTTTAACAAGCAGTGAATCTTTCTTAATGATCTTTGCTTTACCCAAGTTAGTACGTGTAATGTCTCCACCAAGATACGGCATTACATAGGTAGTCATTAACTTATTTAAATCTTGGTAATCCAACAGCGCATCAACAAGATCATCAGTTCCCCTAAACAACTCAAGAGCATCTGAAGATACTGAATAGTGTTGGATACCTAGCGGTTGTCCTGCATTCTTCTGCGCAAATCCTTTTGGTGTAAGGGCAATTTTTAAACGGGTGTTGGGCTTTAACCCACGACCACCCTCACTCTTAGGACTGAATAATACTTTTTGCTTTTCTGGGATGGAGTTAAGGGAAAAGGCTTCTCCAGTAATCTTCCATGCACGGGCTTTGGCATCGTCTAAGTCTTTATCAATACGAGCCTTAAGAGCAGACAACTGCTCAGTATCAATAGTTGCTCCTGCTAACTCCATATCGCAGAGTGCAGCAACTACATCCATCTCTAATTTCCATACGGCCTTAAGACTTCCTTCAAGTCGTGGCTCTAAAGCCTTGTACAACTGCCATGTAACATCGGCATCAATACCTGAGTACTTAGCAACATCTTCAAATGAATGAACTTCTACCTGTGCTCCTACACCCTTTTCAACAACAATACCTAACTCACGCTTAGAGCAATCAGCCAAACCTAAACCTAAACGATTGCGATTGTCGATGATAAATGATGCCATCAAGGTATCAAAGAAAGGCTTAGTAGGAACTACACCACGGTAGTACTTAGCAATTGACTTTAAATCAAACTTAACGTTGTGACCGATCTTTAACTTGTCACTGAAGAACAGTGGCTTTAATGCTTTAAATACATCTCCAGGAAGTAATTGCTTAGGGGCTGGACCAAATACTGGTCTCCAGTTTGCTTTATTCTTTGAGTAATCTGCGTCTGTTACTGGTTTGCCTTTGGCTAGTTTAGCAAGACCGCCTTTTAACATGTCTTTATCCCAGCGAATGAACTCACCATTAGGGTGACCCATAGGAATAACATCTACGCGACCTTCAGTCGCTAAAGAAATCCATAACACATCGTTGACTACAGGTTGGATACGGTTTTCTCCAACTGTTTCCACATCAAAGGCGTAACTGGGTTGTTTTAAGTAATACTCGACAAGATCTTGTAACTGTTCTTTGGTTGTAATGATATTCATTTATCCCTCTTAAAGTAGAAGAAGAGAGCCAGTGATAGGGGCTGGCTCTCTTCTATGATTGGAAGTTACTCTACGGAGCGAGCGACTTCAAGAAGTTCGGAGCGAGGGGATTCGCGAACTACTTGTGCGGCTGTGTAAGGAACAGCATTTGCTACGAGAGCGTTGACCTGATCAAGGTCTAACTTCCACTCCTCAGCAAGGTCGCGACCACGGACATAGTTAAGGCTGTACTGTGTCGTTGGTCCCATACCCATGCGAGAAACTTCCCAGAACTCTTTTGAAAGAGGTCCTTTGCGCTCATCTTTGTGAGCAGCGACAATTTGACGGGCAAGAACAGGAGGTGCTGTAAACACCTGAACTGTCTGTGAATCTCCGCTAAGAACTAGGACGTTCCATGCGAACTTGCCGCGTGGCTTATCTCCTAGAATGTCGCAGAGTGGGCAGCCACCTTCAGAGTTTGCTGTGCAAACAAAAGACTTGCGACCCTTTGGGCGCTCAATCCAATGCTGCTCGTAAACTGCAAATGGCTCATCGCTAAGGAACTTAATAAGTTGCGCCTCTGGGGTGAACTTAAAGTCCGTTGGATATTCGTTAGATGACTCTGGCTTTAAGAGTGCTTCAAGAGCGCTCATACCAGACTGGACTGTTGTTCCTACTTTTGGTGTAGCGTCTTCTTGATCTGGATCAAGAGCATCGCTATACGCATCAGCAGCAACGGTTGGTTGTGTGATAGGCATTAGTTTTCTTTCTGTAGTGAGGCACGGCAGAGGCGGTTGTACATAGACGTTGCCTAAGTCTGGCTCTCGGTTGATATGATTTCCTTCCAGCGCTGTATTAAAGCCTCTGTTAGGTCATCGAACTGATTCCACTCAACACGAGCAGAACCAAGTAAGCCACGCTTTGAGAATTCCTCAATAGCGGACTCGATGAGGGCGCGAGTATAAACCCGATTTCCTCCAGTCTTTTGACCGTTTAAGGTCTTAGACCGTAGTCGATACGGGGCACGTGGGATATACCCTTTGCGCTCCCACATCCTGATGGTAACAATTGTTTTCTCTAACGCGTGCGCCAATGCACCGATAGTGAAGACCTCTGTCTCTTTACCACCAAGAGTTTTAATGATTGGATTTTCATCCCAACCATTACTCTCACCGCTTTTACGGCGAGAAACCTTTGGGTCTAAATCACGACGCTTGCGCTTTGATCCAGGAAGGTACTCAAGATCAGCAAAGGCTGCCTCGATCTCTTCATCACTGCGCATAGGTGTAATTACCCCTTATTCATTGTTAGTGCCCACGTGATTTGCTGTGGGTACATTTCATCAATTTCTTCTTCAGTAAGTTGATCACTGTACAGGGCAGCCATCAACGCATCTTCATCAATGACACGGATAGTCTTGTATAGTTGATCTCCAAGATTCTTGGCCTCAATAATCTCTTCGGCTTTTTCTTCATTGATCTTACGAGATACACGGCGTTGCTTTTTAAATCCAATAACACCATCTATCTCTTCTGGTAGATCAAGAATGATGTGGCCTTCGGTATCTACTTCACCAAGTTCATCAATTTTTGCAAATAACTTATCTCGCAAAGTTTTTGACTTGGCTTCAAAATACTCAATCTGTTTCTTAGAAAAGACATACTCTTTTGCTTGACTTGTGATCTCATCCTCTGATGCAGATCGTGGTTCTGTTGGCTTTACCCTCGCCATTGTGCCTCCTAATTTTTCCCTGTGAGAAAACTTATCAAACTTCCTACGGTCATGTCAACTCCACCCCTGGAATTGATGCCAGCCCCATCTAATACAGCATCTGCCACAGCATTCTTTTGTTGGAGCATGTCGTGCTGTCTTACCTCTATTGAGTTTTCCATAATCATATCTTGGATGATTACTGTTGGCCACCTACTTGATGCCCTTTTGATTCGGCCGTTTCTTTGAACGGATAGGCCAGCACTCCAAGGAAGATCATAGTTAATCAGTAGGTTTGCGTTTGGTAAATCTACACCATAACCTCCAGCATCCGAGGATATGAATACACGACACGCTGGGTCGGTAAGAAACTTCTCTTTACTGGCTTCTTTCTCTTTGGCATCCATCGATCCCGTATACAGGGTTCCTCCTACCAAGTCTTGAATTTTTTTAAGCATCCCTACATAAGATGTAAAGATAACTACTTTGGAATCTGGATCTGTATCTAGATGATCTTCTACATATGTCTTAAGTGCCATCAATTTATGTGATTTTTTAGATAGTAACAAGTCTCGTTCTTTTAGACTGTATGCATATGCACTACCTTCACCGTTTTGTTCTTTAAACTTTTGGGCGCTGTCTATTAGTAGTTCTGGATGATCACACAACATTCTTAGTGCGGTGATCTTGCTCATGATAGATCCGCGCATAGCATCTGCTGGTCCACTTTGTTTGCTCTCATGTCCATAGTGAGCCATCAAAGAAAAATTTGCACCAAGAAGTTGTTGCGCCTCTATTAACTCATTGCAAAGTTCTTCGGCAATATACTTGTAAAGTTTTTTACTGTCAGTATCAAACGGCACGACTATTGGGTCACGATAAATAGTGTCTGGAAGATATGGAGCGACATCTTCATCTGTCTGAGTTTTACGCACAGACGCTTGTTGCACTTTCTCATGGAACAAAGGTAAGTTTCTATAGCGTTGTACACCACCAAAGTGATTGCGCACGATAAACGTCTGATCAAATAGATCAAATCTTCCAAGTAGATTAGGATCAACAAACTGCATAATCGAGTACAGTTCTTCTGGGCGTCCGTTCTCAATAGGTGTACCAGTCAGCGCAAACCTAACCTTTACATCCTTTGAAAGTTGTTTGACCTTCTTGGCCCTTTGGGAACGGAAGCCTTTTATCGCGGTTGCTTCGTCGCATACGACAGCATGCCATTCAATCTTGCTAACAATATCCCAGTCATTAACTACGGCTTCATAGTTACAAATGATGTAGTCAGTGGATTCAACCCATTGTTTTTCTCTTTTTGATTTAGACCCATCTATAACGGTTGATGATGAATCAGAAAACTTTGCTATTTCTTTTTGCCACTGGTATTTTAAACTTGATAAACAGATAACTAATACTGGTTTTGTAATGTCTTGAGAGTCTCGCAAAGTTTCGATCGCTGCAATAGACATGGCTGTTTTACCAAGTCCCATCTCGTAAGCAACTAACATCTTTTTACGGTCAACCATCTTGGCTACTGCCTCGACTTGATATGGTTTTAAAGATTTTTTAAAGGACATTTTTATCAGGATTATCTACAGGTGTAGGAGTTGTGACCAGGGTGCCACAGTCATCGCACTCTGCATCTAAAAACCACATCGCTATATCGTAGTCTTCAAACATCGCTTTAATTCTAAAAACCAAATGACCACAGTTAGGGCAAGCATGTGTAGGAACTCCGCGTGCGTCCAATGTCATGCGTATGCCTCTTTGCCATAGATCATATGCTTGGCAGTCTCTAGCCCACGCTGTATCTGCTTCTCGCTCATGTCTCCGACATCTTTAACATCTATGCCAGCGTAGTTTAAGTAACGAAGATCAAATCCATACTTGCGTGAGAATCCCAGCATCTGCTCTGATGCTTTCTTTCCTGCCTGATCATTATCAAATGCAGAGATAATGCTTGTTGCTCGACGCATCAACTTGCCCTGCTCTTCGCTAATGATTGCTCCAAAGGTAGCGATAGCGTTGTAGCCAAGACCAGTAAGACGAACAGCATCTAGCGGAGACTCAACAACCCATAAAGGTACAGACTCATCAAGAATCTTTACTCCAAAAACTGTCTTCGATTTCTTTACTCCTGGTGGATAGTTCTTAAAGAATCGTCCTGTTGCGCCCTTTTCTTGCCATCCCCAAAGAGAAAAATCATTGGGCTCTCTGATTGGCAAAATCCATGCGCTGTTCTTGGCATCCCAAAGAACTCCGTGGGCGTTCACTGCTTCGCGTGTGAGGAATCTCTTCTTGAGTTCTATCTCTGGGGCGTCTGTAAAGACCGCTAGGCGAGCCTCTGACATCCCAATAGGTTCTTCTGGTGTTACGTACTGAGGGAGGTCTCTAAGGCGCTGCAAAAGGGTATCTAAAGGTACTTCGCTCTTCTCTTTGAGGAAGTCTTGGATATCAAAGTGGTCAAGACCTTTTAAATCACGGACAAGGGTGTACATGTTGCCCTTATATCCACAAGAGAAACAGAGATGTACACCTGTCTCCAGATTAACCCACCATGATGGGCTGTGGTCATCACTGCCCGTGCGAGTCTTGTGCATAGGGCATAGCCCATTAACTTCGTTGCCTCTCTGGGCAACCATGCTTACATCTAGGTTTAGTAAAACCTTTTCAACATCCATTAGCGATTAGCCATGTGCTTAAGACAGAATGAACACTTGGACATTTCATCTTCGTCATGGAAGCATCCTGTTTCCCAGTTCCATGTGATCGGTGTCTCTGTTGGTGGGCAGTTACGGCTTGAGACAATGCGAAGTTTTCTTACTTCTTCATCTTCTTCTACAGGTTCTAATCCCAAGATAACGTCAGAATCTTGGAAGAACGAAGACGAGTAACCGATGGAATCAGCAGTCACTTTTCCACCGCGCATCTTCCATAGCAAAGTCTGTGTTGTAATAATTACGGGTTTGTTAATCTTCTGAGCCAAGCGCTTAAGACCACGAGTGATATTAGTAATTGCTTGAGGTGTATTCATTTCACCAGATATTTCATCAAGCATCAAATATACACCATCAACAAACACCACATCAGGTTTTGTCTGTTGGATCTTTGCTGCTAAAGATGACACTGTCAATCCATTAACAGCATCTACAAGATGAAATGATTGCATATTTTCAATCTTGTTGAGGGAAGAAACATAGCGAGCATCTTCTGCTGGAGTTAACTTACCTCTACGCAAACGAGTGTGAGAGATATTTGCACGAATGGAGTCGTGTCGCTGTTGCTGTTCTTTGTTGTTCATCTCAAATGATTGAAACATAGGAACTTTACCTTGTTCATGAATATTGATAGCAATCTTTAATGCGATCTGTGATTTACCAGTCTTTGGTGGTGCAATGATGGTGATCAATTGACCGCCCTGTAAACCAGCAGTTGCTTCATCAATCTTTTCAAACCCTGTAGGTATACCTAAGAACTCTTGGTTCTTTAATGACTGGTATTCCTTGTACCGTTCTTCAACATTCTTTGACAAGTCCATCTCGTGAGTGCCGAGAACACCTTGTTCGTTAACACGAGTAAGAGTTCCCTCCATAGCAATGAGGGCTGCTTCATGGTTGTTTTCTTGCAGGTTCTCAATCGCTGCTTCTAGTCCTTGACGAGTAAGTAAATTGCGACGGAAGGTAACCATCGTGTCCAACAAGTAATCGATGGTGTCTTCAACATCTAATACTTTGTAATTGGGGTAGTGGTCTTTAACTACTACTGCTGTAGGTACTTCGTTGTATTCGTTGTAATGGGAGATAACAAATTCCCACACACGACGATTATCATCGTCAAGAAACCAATTTGCTTTTACATCACGTTGAAGGGCGGGGATTATGTCTCTGTCACGAATGACTTTACTGACTAAACGGTGTTCATTATCTGCTGCCATCGCGCCCCTCCTACAGGTTTTCTAGTTCTACTCCCCATGACCCGTACCGAGCGACTCTACCAGGTAAATCAATCACACCTTTAAAGTTTGCTCTGTAGGGAAGATCATCAATAAAGTTATCGATGTCCGTATACAGTTCCGCGTAGTTAAACGGGTTTGCACCTCGTCTATCTAGCCTAGCCATAAAACTATCTAAATGTTGCTGAGTCCAGTCATCAGATTCATACGCTGCTAACTCTAATGACAGACCATATTTATTTCCTAAATCCCACAACTGCTTCAATGCTAACGCATTAAGTCTTGTTATCTTTCTTTCTTGTGTAGTCCTAAGTAATTTTTTTGTATCCACCATCTCGCTGACAGCCACAACATCAATAAGGACAATAATGCGAGGAGGCGTTTCGTTCGAGATGTCACCATTTTTCATATAACCTCAATAGTAGAGTACTTTAAAATCAACTCTCTAAAGCGTACTGGATCATCAATTGCATCAGCAACAACTTCTTCACTTACACCTTTAGGAATGCTGATTGCGTAATGACCATTGTTAATTCTGCTCTTAATGTTTACATACTGGGTGTGCTTGCATGATCCGCGCTTCTTCCACACAGGGCATGTGCATCTGGTGTCTTTACTTTCAGTGTCAATCTCGACCTCAAAAACCCCAGCACCTTGAGGAGATATGAACAGTTGAATTGTCCGCCAACTGGTATCCATACTCATCCCCTTCATTCTTGGCCTCGTCGATCTGAGCCAACGATGGGAACTCGTACAAAGGCTTCTTGGGCAAAACTTGCCATAGCCTCTGAGTAGTTTGCTTCCCAGTTCTCAAGTTTAACATTTGTCGTCACAATTGTTGGTAAAGCCTTGTCATATCTCAAACGAAGAATTTCATCAAAAGAAGCATCGTCATACTTTGAACCGTACTCTTTGCCTAGATCATCGATGATAAGAATTCGCACATTTAACCAGTCAAACCGAGATCTTCCATGTAAGCCATCGATTCGGTCAGTAACACTGTGGTCAGTTTCCTGGTCAAAGGTTGACTTCTTTAGTGAGAGAAACTCTGGATAAGTTAAG